GTCTTCGGGTACGGTGTCGCCCGAGGTTTCGATCTTATTGATTTCTTTTTTCAGCGCGTCAACTACCTTTGATTGCTTCGCCGCCTGAACGTACGAGCCAGCCATTATCTCGACAGAGCCTCCGCGCGCGGGCGCGCTTGGTGGAGGCTGCTCTTCGTTGGCCCAACGCTCGCCCGCGTCATCAGCCATCTGGCGCACGATCTGTTTAGCTTCGGCAGGCGCGGTGCGCACAATGTCCGTTTCGCCAAGTGGGCCGGTTAACGCTGCAAGCTTAATTTGATCTGCATGAGCAGCCAGGTGCCTGCCCATTTGTTGGTGATACTCCATCAACGGACCGGTTGCTGCAAACGGCAAGAGCGCAAGACTTTGCTTGGACAGCTGCTTGAAGTTTTGCCATAGCTCAGAAGGATCTGGTTCTTTGCCGGTCTTGCTGTACGTGTCAATATTTTTTGTGATCAACTCAGTCATGCCCATGCTGATAGTCATCAGCGCGCCTGAAGCTGCATGCACGCCAAACTTTTTTGCCGCTTCCTTGGCAGCAGCGCTGCGCACTAGCGAAGTCATGGCCTGCGCAGCCGTATCGCGAACCAAGGCTTGCGTTGCCTTTGGCGCCAGCCCAGTCAAAAACTCAGTACCAAAGCCAGAGCCCAGCTTGGCAGCCAGTGCCGCGCCGGTCGCAGCCAGGCCATCTTCTACGCCCGCTGCTCTGAGCCTTCCATAACCGCCCATGAACATGCTGGCAAACAACGCTTCGGGCCCAGTTGCCGCAGCGACTCCCAAGCCCACGAGAGATGGCAGCACCCCCGCCACTGCCTCCACAGGCGCTGGAATCACATCTGCAAGATCTTGTCCTGCAATGCTACCAAGAGACTTGCTCAGATTTTTAACGCCCTGCGAAGGCGTGCTTTGAAGGCCGATGTATGCGTCAACAAAATCTTTGATCATTGACGCAGTGTGCTTGGTCAATGCAGCAGTGATTGCATCGGGCCCGGTGGGTCGCTCGTACGCGGGCCCATCTTCCGCAGGCGGCGCGTTTTCGTCAAGATCTCCGTACCAAGGAAGCTCAGGCTCGCCAAAAGCTCCGCGCCCTACGGCTGCAAGGTTGGTGGAATCGCCCGCGATAGCTGCAACGTGTTGTGTTGACTGGCCCGCGTAACTCATTAGCGCCGGGCTTTGTGCCAACGCTTGCGCCACGCCCGCAGTCTGCCGTTGCGCTTGAAAAATGTCAGCGTTGTCAGCCGCGTGCTGTGGCTCCAAGTTGTTTGCACGCGCATCGCTGAGCGCTTGTATTGCTTTTTTTGGGTCTTGATCTTTTGCAGCGTTTGCAAGTTCAAGCCCGCCAAGCGTGTAAGCGCCTTTTTTCAAACCTGAAGATTTCATGTCAGGCGGTGGCGGCAGGCGCGTTACACCGACGTTGTCGCTATCTTCTGGCGGCGGTGCAACCTTAGCCCAGTCAGAAACTCCCGCAGGCGGTGGCGGCGGCTCTACTTTGTCCCAGTCAGTCACGGCTTTACCCAAGCTTTCAGATCGTAGTCATACACGCGCGTCTCACCGCCAATAGTTTTGGGAGCTGACAAACGCTTTGGCACGTTCTGCTTGGCGACAGGCACAGCCTGCGCAGGAGCGGTCCGCGGCCCGTCTGAATCGCGGTGAGCGGCGTCAATTTGCCACTGCGTCGCAGTTTTGCCGACCAACCCAAACATAGTCGTGCCGTTAGGAACGATCTTAGTTTTACTCTGCGCAAACTTCACAGCGCTGTCGTAGTCTTTGATCAAACCGTTGCGCTTAGCTTCCGCCAGCGCAGAATGAATCTCAAGTTTAGCCTGCGCTGAAAGCCGTGGGCTTCCTCGATGCGCCGCCGTCGCAACAGCGCTAGCGATGCTTGTTAGATCCGTGCGCGTCAATCCGCCAGTCGCTTCTTTTTGTTCAGCTTCGACATGGTGTGTCAGCTTGTCTACCATCGGTTCGGGCAAGCCCAGAGCGCGAACAACGTTCGCATACTCTTTAGGATTAAGCTGGCGCAGCGCATCGTCTGACAGCGTATTTACACGAAACAACTCCTCATTGAACGATGCGCGGTTCGCGGTTTTGACTGTCCGCAGTTCGCGCCCTTGCGCCGTGGCAAGTTCGTTCGTTTCGCGCCTGTCTAGCGCGCGCGCAAGCGCGCCATCGTTCATACGTATCTCAGCAACATCCGCGCTGTCAGCCAGACTCATCTTGAACGGCTGGCCACGCACCTGAGCTTTGTTGATCGCATCCATGCTCTGCAACACCCGCGCTTTAACTTCATTGTTGCGCTCTAACACTGCATGATCCAAACTTTTGATGATGGCTGGAGTACGCGGATCGTCTGGGTCAAGATTCGCCTTGTGCTCTTGTACCGCGTCCACGTTATACCGACCGCGCGCATCGTACGCAACGACCGGCAAAGTATCCACGATAGCGCTGGCCGTCCACGCAACAGATTTCTTAAAGATCGCAGCCTCGACAGACTTACGGCCAGCGTCTGTGAGCACGGTGCCGTACTTCTCATACGCTTCATCTAGCTGCGTAGGCGTCACGTCTAGGTTGTGCGTAAGCCCCACCAGATAAGCTTGTGTTGGTGCTTGCATGATCTTTGACACAAAAGCGTCAGCTGCCTCGCCTTCTTTGCCTTGGCCTTCTGCCTGCTGGCGCGCGCGGGCAGGCAAGTCTCGCAGAAGCTTGAGCGCGTTGGCTGGGTTATCCCGCGCTTGCGTTGCGATCTCTTTTGTGTTGTTCTGCGCAACGCTCAAGAATTGATCATTTTGATAAACTTTGTTTTGCCGTTCAAAGTGCGAGTCTACGCCTTCCTGCGACATGCGCAAGATCTTAAGCGTAGCGTTATTATAGACGTTGCGCCCCATTTTGCTTGGTATTGAGTGCTCGTACTTTGTTCTGATCGCTTCCAAAGCATCGCTTGTTTGTTGGTGCGTTTTCACGGCGTTCTCGCCAAATTGCTTTGAAGCGTAGCCGTCTCGAACCTGTTGCATTTCACGTTGCGCGTTTGACTCGGCTTGCTGCGCCTTAGCCTGCATTGCGCGCTGATATTCCTGCGTGCCGATCTTCCAAAGCGCATCGCCCGCAACGTCCAACGCCTGTCCTACTGTTGCGCCCGCGTACGATCCTACTCCCGGCGTCTGCTGCGACACCACCGGCGTAGCCTCTTGCTGCACGCTGGCCTCTTGAATCTCGGGAGTCGGCATTATTCGTCCTCACCCGGCTGGTCAGCCGCGCGCTCGCCCAGCTTCTCACTCACGCTGGCAACGCCGCTCAAGAACGTACCCACGGCGGCGTTCACACCGGACGCATGGGCGTTCGCGCCTTCCTGACGGGCGGCCCTGGACCGCTCACGAAGGCCGTAGGCGTCCAACGCCGCGTTGATGCGCACGGTTCGCCTGTCTACCTCATTCACGGCCGAAGACGCTTCCAGCGCCGTCCTCGACGCTCCTACACCCGTCAGGATGCCGGTGCCGCTCTGGGCCACCTGTTGGGCCGCTGTGACGGCCGAGCCGCGCATAGCCACCTGTAGGTCCCGCAACTCGCCACGACGCACCGCGTCAGACGCCGCCCGGTCGGACGCCTGCGCGGTCAATTCAGCATCCGCCCTGGCCCGGTCAGCCTGCTGCAATGACGCTACTGTCTTGAGAGCCGTGCCCGTGCCCATCGCCAGCAAGGCCGCGCTACCCACAAGCCACCTCGATCTTGCGCGTGTCGAGCACAACCTTGCAAAACAAGTCGCCCGCTACGCCAAACTTCTCAGGAGCCATGATCGTAAAACCTAGCCTCTCAGCCCAGCGCAGCGCGGCTCCGTACTTGGCATGAATCATGTTGATCATTAACGGGTACTTGTCACGCAGCTTGTCCACCACTTCCTTGCTTGCCCGCCAAAAAGTCAGCGGATGATTATCGACGTGCACGCTGGTTAGCACCCACGGCACCTGGCAGTTGGGCCCCAACAGCACACCTACAATGCAGAGAAGATCTTTGTCAGCGTACATTGCCCAAGCTTCAACTGAGCGGTTCACGTTGGCGCGCAAGCAGCGCTCGACATCGCTCCAGCCGCCTGACGCTAAGATCTCTGCACGGTCAGCTGGGCGCATGAGGCGCCCCAGCTCGCGCACTTGGCGCTTGCCCGCAGGTACTGCGCGAACGCTAAGTATCTCCAAGGCGCATCTCCCTCAAGATTGAAGTCAGCGTTGCAGGAAACGGATTAAAGTGCCGCACCAAGAGCTGCCCAGTCTTGCCGTACTCGCCCATGACAAACTCTTCGTAGTAGCCTGTGGCCAAACCCACCACGCCGTACGCATCAGTTACGTTGCGCTGCTGCCATTGCGTCAGGCTCAGCGCGTTCTTGCCAAACCACATATCGCGCGTGTTGTAAACTTCAAAGGCCACGCGCAGGATGTTTTTGAATTTTTGCCGCACCTCAACTCGCGGATCGTACGCATCAAGCAAGCTCAAGTCAGCGTTGTACGCCAGCCCGAGCCGGATGACCAAGCCCGGCACTGCGAAGTTTGCCACGCCGTTGACGAAGGTTGCAGGGATCTGAACGTCACCGTCAACCAAGGCAATCAAACCGCGCGAACCGTTGGGTAGGCCCGAGTCCAAGGCAAAGCCAGCCAAAACGCCAAACCCAGGCGACGCCAGCACTCCCTTCGCCAAGCCCCAAAGGCCCACGGCGGCAGAAAACCCAGATGTGTACCGTTGCAGCTGCGCGAGCGTGCAGGGCGCGTCCAGCTCTGCTGTGACAACCGTGCTGCTGGTAAACCCGGTGATGTGCGCACGCACGGGCCCAACATTAAAAACATTTTCTGGATCAAAAACAAATGCGGACGCGTATGGCGTAGCTGCGTCAACCGCTGCGAACGGCGTCGCGCCCGACCCTACCGTGATTTTGATAGCCGTGCCAGCAACGTAGTCCGCAGGATTTTGAGATCCTGGCACCAGCACGGAGTCAAACCAAGCGGAGGCGCCTGGGTTGGCTCCACCAAGTTGATCATTGTGTCCATCATAAACAATAGTGCAATCCGTGTGCATGGCGTACCGAATATCAGGCACGCCTGGCACGTACGGCGATCCTGGCGTGGCAATCCTGTTGAAGCGCTCGATGTAGCGCTTAGTCCCCACCACCGCATCGAAGCGGCGCACGATGGCATACACTGCGTCTTCGGCAGGCTCAGGCACTACGCACACGTCTTCAAAAGAATCGCCGCTACCCGTGTTGTGCTGCGCCCAAGCCACGACGCCCTCTGTCAGCTGCTGCCCAAAGCTTGCGGGCGCGTGCTGGTAAGTGCAAGAAAGCAGCACGCCGTCTTCCCTCACCATGTAAACCACGGGATAAGGCACGCTTTGAAAAGCCCAGGCTTTGATGGTGTGCAGATCAAACAAGTGCTTAGCCATGACAGTCAAATCTTGACCGTCCCAAGTGTCCGTGTAAATACCGTACAGTGGATACAGATCACGAATCATGTTGGACTTGGACGTGCAAAACAAAAGCCCGTTGCCAACCACGAGAGGCTTGAGCCAGCTGGAGCCCCACTTGCTCTGGCGTTTCACATCCAAGTTGGAGCGCGAAATGGGCGAGCCGCCCTGGCCCGCAAGCAGCCATTCGCCTTGCCCGGTGAGCACCACGGTCCGCTTCAAAGCTGTGATGGATCTAATATCTTCAAGCACGTCCGACGCAAACGCGACGTTAAGCATGGCGTCTTTGTCAGAACCAGGTAAGTTACGTCCGTCATAATTAAAAAGATCTCCAATTTTAGAGAGCTGAATGATGGACGGCAACCGCACAGAGTTGCCCCAAGCACGTCTTTGATCTATATACCCCAGCACAGCCGGAAATGAATCTACACCGTTTACCAAGAAAGGATCTGTGCCTTGCGGAGGCTGGCGCGTAAAATCTGGCGCTTGCCCTACGTCAAGATAGCCGCCATCATTGACCTTGGTATCTTTGATCCAACCAAAGATGGACGAAGCTCCCGCGCGAAACCAGCTGATGAGCAAAGCCGCGTAGCCAACGGGCGGTGTAGCTAAAGCAGTCGCAAGCCCTATATCCAAAGCACGATCAGCAGATAACGCTGTGTTGGTCGTGTAGATTGGGCTTGGCGCTGACTCGTACACAGTACCGTCTGTCGCATTTTGAAACGTGACCGTGTAACAAAAACGCCACTGCGCAGCTTGATGCGCAAGATCTATCACAGCCTGCCAATACAGCGTGCCGTTGACACCGGTGGTCGTAGCGTTGAGCACAGGAGGCGAAGGGGGCGCGAATACGCCGCCTGTGTCTGGCACAACATCTTGAATGCACATCCACTCTGTGTTCACGCCACCGCTGCTAGTGTAAACTCGATCTCCTTGCGGATGCACACTTAGTGACGGTGGCGTACCGTACAGAAACACAAAAGATCTTGGCGCGACCAACCCAGGGTACGCGGGCGCAGCAAAAAGCGTAACGCTAAAAGTCCAAGGGCCATTAACGCCTGCCGTGTGCCGCACGTCCACGGGCGCAAAGTTGCCACCACCGTTTTGATTGCCATACGTGAATGTGATCACATCGCCAACCTGCGTAGCAAGTAAAAACGGCAACATGGTAGTTGTGATCGTTGTAGTAAGCTCGTAGTACCCACCCGCGTACGCATCGCCAAAAGTATGCAGATTAAAATCTGCACCTACGTATTGCCCGTTTCTGTAAAACCTAATGTACAAGTTGCCCACTTCAAGCACGAACGCTTGCTGATCTGAAAAAATGAACGAAAACAAACGCGCGCCAAAAGCCGCTTGCTTGATAGGCGCAATGAACTTCGTGCCAGGCCGCTTTGAAACAGATCCATTTTGAATTGGAAGCCAGTTCAGGCACAGCTTCAACGAAGACTCAAACTTTGGGTTCTTGGTGTCGCCATAGCTGGCAGGCGAGATCTCACCGTTGCTAAACTTGCTTTGCTTAATTGGCAGTGTTTCGTTCATGGCATACCCTCACGCGAAGCTTCAAACTCACTGACCGGCTGCTCGTCTTCCTGCATGTCGCGCATCGCAATAACCCAGGCATCTGCGAGCGTGCGCGTGGCCATCACTTCACAAGCTTGAGCTTTCTTCTCATCGCCGCGAAGGCCCATTGCCAGCGGCGCCGCAAGATGCCACGCAAACGTCTCAACGAACATCGGCGGATAGATCGACGGATTGGTCACGTCCGCCGTGTACTCCAATATAGGCGTGTCCAAATCGCACAGCAAAACTTCAAGATCTGTTCCGTCGTTGGCGTTCTCTAGCTTGAACGGCGTTCGCTGGCTCATGCGCGGATTGCGCAAGTTAGGCATCGTCGGCGTGTTGTCGAAGGCGTACAGAGGCGCGACACTGGCGCCTGTCACCGTGAGCTTTTCCCAGACCGCTATAGGATTCAGCATGTCGGGCGGCACTGGGCAAACGTACGCATAGCCGTCGCGCGTAACTTGCGCCCACCACGCAGCAGCGCTATTCAAGTCGGGCTCGTTATTCAAATTCATACCGAGCAAAGATCTATACACGTTGTTACCAAACTTTACAAGATCTCCTACGTTGTAGATCCCAGTCGCAGCGTACTGATTGCCAAAGTACGGAAACAGTTGCTGCCGCTTGACCGCGTGCGGCCAACGAAATTCATTGTGTAAAGATCTACGAATTTCAGCGTAAACAGTGTTGAGAGCCTGCGCCGCTGGCGAGCTATCTGTCAACGCACTGATGCGCTGATTCACACCTGCGTAAAGCAGGGCCATGTTAGCAATGTCTACGTCTGCGCGAGCGGGCATGCTGGCTCCTGAATGCAAGGGTGACGCAAGCGTGAGCCTGCGTCACCCTGTGTGTTACCGCTTCTTCTCGCGCTCGTCGTCTCGCTTGCGCCGCTCAGCGTTCTCGGCCATGACGTTGTTCATCAGCGTCAAGATCTGCTCGTTCTGGGTGGCCACCAACTTTTTCAACTGCTCCATCTCGGACGCCTGCGGCTGGTTCGCGCGCCGAATGCGCTCACGATGGGACAGCTGCAACTTTTCCGCTGCCTCGTTGAGAGGCTCGAACGTGAGGCTGGGCCCGTTCTCCATGTAGTGGGGCCCGTTCAGGCGCGCATCCCACCCGGCCGGAACCGACCAGGCCAGCTCGGTCCCAGACTCATGCTTGGTGCTGCCGTCGAAAAACGGCTGCGTCACCTTGAAACGCGGAACATCATCTTTTGCGCTTGACATGATCTCTCCTTACGAGTAGACGCCAGCGTGATCATCCACGTCGAGCATCAAGCCCGCCGAGACGCTGCCAGCAGTGATGGTGGAAACGCCGATGGTGTATAGCATGCCCACGAACCTGCGCGGCACGATTCCGGGCGTGCTCCCATGCGGGAACCGATACCCAGGGTTGTTGACCATGGTGGACACCAACACCGCATTGGAACGGAGCAAGATCGTTTGATTGACGGTCAAGTCCGCCGAGTCTGCGCAGATGAAGTCGGCTTCCAGCGTTGCCGTGCCTGGCGTCACCAGGGCCACGACCTGCACGTAGAGCAGCAACCTCCGTCCACGGCCCAGATCATGCAGCAAAGGCCCGCCAATGGTGCCGGTCGGACCTACGGCGTTGGGAATGCCCGTGCCAGACGTGTTGCTGGCAGGCAGAGGCGCGCCCGTGTCATACGAGCCACCCGTACCTCCGGGTGACGTGTAGGCACCTGCGACTCCACCACCAAAGCCGATGCCCGATGCACCAGCTTGAATCAAGCTCGACGCGATGTCGAACATTGCGAATTTGTCCTGCATTTTGATCTCCTTTATTGTCCGGGTGGACTATTAGTTGACGAAAGTTTCGACGTTGGTGATTGCGTCCGAGATGTAGATTGGCGACCCCAGCGCGCGAACGATGGGCTGCCCAAACATCCCGATTGCGCCAATCATCGGCGCGGGATCAATGGACAGAGTCGAGTTGTAGGTCTTCGACAGCGCCTGCTGATGCAGGAAGCTTCCGACTGTGCGATTGCAGTACCACGCAAGCCGCACCGAGCGAGGGTCGAAGATCTGCCAGTACGCCTTCACCATAGAGCGGATCAAGTCTGCGCCGGTGGAAGCGTCCACCGTCAGAGTTGACGAGCTGATGTTGGCGATACGGACGATGAAGCGATAGTCCTCAACGCAAAGACCACAGCGCCAACGGAACAACGTCTCGTACTTGTACTTCACGGCGCCCGTGACCAAATCCTTGTCGCGGATTTCGCCCTTGTCTTCCATCTCCAGACCAGTCGGCTGCCCACGCGGGGTGATGCCGTACACAGTGCGTTCACCCCAGCCAACCAACCAGATTGAAGTCTGGTCCGCCGTGGTTTCCGCGACCTGCGCCTTGATGATGCTGTTGCCGTACGCGCCGGTGCTCAGACCGAGCCGCGGTGCCAAACCCATGATGCGCTCTGGGTTGACCTTGGTGGACTCGTAGAAGAACGCCGACTCCAGGGTGTTGGCCATCGACGCAAGAAAAGCGTCATCTTCCGACGCGCGGAAAGCTGCTTCGTTGCCGTTGATCTGCGCAACGCGCTTGTCCACGGACGACAGACCTTCGAGGATGCCCGTGCGCTCAGTGAACGTGTCCACCGTGCTCTTGGACGGCTGCACGCCGTCGTTATACCGGACCCAAGAGACAGACGGCAGCGCATTGCGCGAAGCCACCTGATGGCCGGTGTCGGTGTTGCCCTGCTTCCAGACCATGCTCTGGAGCAGACCGTTGCGCTGTTGGAGCGCTTCCACGACGGGAAGCATCATCCCGTCTTTCGATCGCTTTGCAACATCGACCAATGTAAGGTCGGTTGAGCTGAGTGCTGAAAGTGCCATGTTTGCCGCTCCTAGTTAATCTTGCTTGGGGTTGTCGGGGAACATCTGAGGAGATCTGCTGTAGCGCCTGCGCATGTAAGCTTCCTGAGCTTTTGCAGGATCTGCTTCGTCAGACTCGTTGCCATTCCTGCTTTGACCTCTGCGCGTACCGTCCTCGGCATCAGCGAGCCCGAGTTTGTGGAAGTGCCTGACCAACACAGGATCGCTGGTGCGCAGCCTCTCCAACAACTCGGCATCACCAAACTTTGCAGCGGCTCTGCGAGCCAACTCCATGTTGGCCTCGTACGCCTTCCCGAAGACCGGGTCAGCCTTCAACGCCGCCACGTTCAAGCCGTCCTGCTCAAGCTGAAGCTCCTGCGAAGTCTTCACCTTGGGCTGAGCCGCTGTGAACTCTCGTGCACGCTCCAACTGAAAATCAATCTCGGCTTGAACCTGCTTGGGCGTCAATCCGTTGGCTTTTGCGTGCACGAAATACTTGTCGAGAACTTCCTTTGGTACGACCACGTCCTTTTCAAACTTGATCTCAATCCCTTCGTAGGCCACCGGAGCGGCGCTCTGTGGCAGTTCGACGGGCTTGAGAACAGGCTCTGCTTGCACGATCCCTGCGTCTTTGAACATCTGCGGCGACTTGCTGTACAACGACTTCAAATCTTCGGCCTTGATGCTGTCCAGGCCGCTGGGTCCCTTGGCCAGCTCTGCGTCCTTGGCCACTTGTTCAGTCTTCACCTGGGCAGCGACCTTGGCTGCTTCTGCGGCCTGCGCGTCAGCGTGGGCTTTCAACTCTTGCTCAGTCATGATCTATCTCCAGCTGCTCGCAGCAGCATGCTCTGATAATTTTCTCTTGCGTCGATCAACCGGCCTAAAAAGTTGCCTTCCTGTTCCTCAAAATCCCTCATCATCTCCAGCAGCAAGTGATGCCTGCCCTTGAACGCTGCAAGCTCAGCATGATCGCCAACTGGAAAAGCCTGCATCAAACACGGGTACACAAATTTTTGCAGCCAACGCAGAAACGCTGGGTTGCCCAGAAGCTCTAACAGATCGCTTCTGTTCAAGCGCCGCGCTTCAGCTTCAACTTGGTCCTTGGCGCGCTTTGCGCTGGAGTCATTAAGTATGCCCTCCTGCTCGTCGGCTCTCATGCGGCTTGCTCTCCAGACTCGCCTGCTTCAGCGCCCGCGGTCTGCCCAAGCATTCGCGTAACCAAGTTGTCACCCTTCATGTCCACCGTCCCTGCCTTCTGCGCGGCATCTGCGCCCGTCGCCATCATCTGCGCCTGCTGGGCCTGCTGCATCTGCTGCTGGCGCGCTTGCCTCTTTTTCGCAACTTCTTCGTCCGTGGCAATAGCCAAAGGCGGAATGCCCAGGTCGTCCGCGTACTCATCCACCAGCACATCAGTATTGATCTTGTCGATGGGCTGCTCCAGCGCGTTAGGCCCAACCACTGCGCCAAGTTGCCCGACCATTTGAATCAAACGCTCTTTGGGCTGCGCGCCCAGCAACTTCTGCGCTTGAGATAAGATCGACACAAACTCGACCTTTAATCGCATGTCGCGCGCCTCCAGCGGCGCGGGCGGAATCATGCGACGCTTAGCCATGATCTGCAACGTGCGCTCAACCAAGCGGGTCAAAAACTCGTTGATGTTTTCCAGCACCGGGCCCAGCTGCAACATTTTTTCCTGGTCCTTGGCTGCTACCGCTGCCGCCGTGTCGGGCTGCTTGCTGTCGCCAGGCTGCGTCTCGGTAAAGATGCGTGCAAGATCGACAAAGAAAGCTTGCCCAATACGCTGCATCGCTTCTTGCCGCTTGCTCGCGGACTGCTCGACCCAGCGCGGGTCCACGATATGTGCGGGCTTGATTTCTATGCCATTGGTGCCGGTCGGGTAGTAGATGGCGTCACCGGGCAGCATGCTCAAACGGTTGAGCCTCAGTGCGTCGGGTATCAGCATGGCAGGGTTCACGCCTTTGCTGATGGCCAGCAACTCGCGCCGCTCCAGCTGCATGACCATGCGCGCGTCTGGCAGCGCGTCGTGCCCAGGCCCTGTTGGGTAGATGTCCCTCGACGTGGTGGCCCAGCGAGCGCACAACACCGGAAAGGACTCGTAGCCTCCCTCGCGCAGAAAACCGATGGCCGGGTCCGAGCTAGGCTGCGCCAAGGCGCCCGCCGCACTGGACAGTCCGCCAATCTCCATCCAGGCCGAGCCCCATTTCTTTCCCTTGGCGCCGATGGTGCCGGGAATAAACTCAGAGTTTGGCGAGATAGTTCGCAAGATCGAAACGTACTGCTCGTACCAACCGCCGTTCCAAGCAACTTTGATCGAGTTGGAGACGTTGTCCCAGCCAAACTCTTTGACCAGCTCGCCCACGGTCCACGCCTCTTCGTACTGCAACGTGTCAATGATCCCGTCGCCGTCTCCAGCCAGCACGTAGGAGCCCATTGCCAGCTGCGGAAAGCGTAGCACCTTGACAGGATCTTCTTCGAGTAGACAAGTGCCCAGGCCGAATACTGCCAGGCCCGGATACACGCACATGGCCATGACGCGGTAGAAGTTGGCCAGCTCGAACAGCAGCCGCACGCGCCGGTTCAACTCCCACAGCCAACGTCGCATTGGCCCCCACTCGGCCAAGTTTTGATCCATCACAGTAAGGTTCAACCACGGGCGCGCCGGGCTGGTGTGGCCAGAGATGAGCATGGCAATGAGAGAGCGCGCCATGCGCGTGGGCGTGCCGTTGAGAATCTTCGACGTGTCTTTCGGCACGTTGTGGTCCGACGTTAGAAACCGGCCCAGCTCTGGCATGATTAAAGACGAAAGATCCTGCCACTTGCTCCATTGCCGGGTGCGCTCGGCTTTGCGTGCGGTCCAGCTCAGTAAATAGCGGCGCCTGCGTTCGAGCCGGTCTTCTGGCTGTACGGTCTGACGCTTGATGCCCAAGAACTCTTGAGGATCTGGGTGCTTGGCAGATTCGTTGATCTGTTTTTGAATCAAGTCCCAGCTGCTCATTTTACACCCGGCACAGGCTTCATGCCATAGGACGGCACGTTGGGTGTAAGAGTTGGCACCTTTGGTGAAAGATCTCCAATCATCAAGCCCAACCCAAAGAGTCCGCCGATGCCCGCGCCTGCGCTGGCTTTTTCGTGCAACCCGTACACGTCCTGAGCCTGCTTGAATGTCTCGCCCGGATTCACCGGCTTGGGCTTTCCGCTCGTCAACCAGTTGTTCAACATGGTTGCAAACTTGGTGGGATCTGTGTTTCGCAAGCCACCAACTTTAACGCCACCGGCTGAGTCAGTGCCGTACAAAGTGTCGTGGTCAGCGTCCGAGAGCGTGCTGCCTTGCTGGTTGACTACGTTTGAAGATCCCATTTAGTCGCTCCCATAAGGGTCCCAGGACTCTTCAGTCCCGCCGCGCAAGCGGTTGCTGCCCCAGCCATTATTGCTGCCCATCTGAGGCGCGCTGTACATGACTTGATCTTTTGCAGGCGTTACCACAGGCGCTGCAAAAGTAAGCGCGAGCGCGTCGGCCATGTCCGGGCTGCTCACGCCGCGCTTTTTCATCTCGTCTTTGGATTCCAGCTTAAACTTTGTGATCTTGCCGGTCGCCTTCCACGAGTAGTTGGGCGACACCAGCTCCTGCCGCAGAGCTACGTCGTCAGGTATGGTTCCTCCACGCTTGAGCCAATCCGCCATCTTCCAGTACATCTCGCTGCGGCGATCTGCAAAGCGGTTGTCCAAAGGGGCTCCACCAAAGTCAATGGCGAGCACGGGAATGCCCATCTGCCGCAGCCGGTCAACAATTCCGCCGCCCACGCCGCTTTGATCTACAAACAAAGCCGCTGGGTTCTTGGTGACAAACTCTGTGGCAACTTGATCTGCCAGGCTCATCAAGTCTAACTCGCGCCAGACCTTGGGGCGCCACGACATGTTGCCCTGCCGCTGGAACAGCACGCTGGCGTTGTCGCCGTAGCGCGCTACGTCCAGCCCGAAGACCAGGGCGTCTTGCTGAAAGCCTGGCTCGATCTTGCGCGCTGCTGCTGTCTGCACAGTGTCGGGCCCGATGAGCTTGTTCGCCTGCTGCGACGGAAATTGCCCCAGGATGTTCACCTTTACAAAGTCGCTGTCGATGCCCCAGGTGTCGATCTGTGCTTGCACCCACTCAGGGTCCACGCGCGGCGAGCGGAGCGGGTCCTTGGGGTCAGACGTGATTTCTTGCACGAACCATCTAGCTCGGTCGCGCATCGTCACCCGGTAGAGCGGACCTTCCGTGCTGGTGGGGTTGCCTGCCAAAATGATCCTGCCATCGGGCGGCTTGCCATTGACCAGCGTTGCCAACACCGCCTCTGCGGCCACCACCACTCCATCAGGGTAGTCTCCTACCTCATCGCAGAGCACGAGCGGATGCCGCCCATGTAGACCGGCCAGGGTGTTGGCCTGCTGGCTCTTGTCGGCGTTTTGCGGAAAAGATCTAAACGACAACCACCAATCCTTTGGGTATTCCTTGGCTTCGATCCTTTCTCCACGATGAGAAAAGAAGTGGCTGAGCAAAGTTGACCGTCCTTGAAGGCGCGCCAGCTCCGCCCACAAGTTGTCACGCAAGTTGTCCGATGTGATCGACATCGCAACGCCGTTGGAATGCCAGCGCGTGAACAGCCACCACCACGCCGCAGCGGCCATCGCGAACGTCTTGCCAGGACCCTTGCAGGCTTTCAGCGCTAGCATGCGCTTGGCGAAGGGCTCTATATGCTCGCCCGACATGGCGCCCCAAAACTTCTGCTGCCAGGCATCGCCTTCGACGTTCAACACCTTGTGCATGAAGAAGCCACAATCCGCGCGCAGCCTGCGCGCCACGGCATCAGGAATACCAACGGCCTTGCGCTCGGACGCGGTGAACGCCAACGGCTCTTCGCTGGCGCTCACCCGCCCCATTAGGCGACCTTGTACGGAGGCGCCGGAAAGCCCGGAGCTTGGGAAGGCATGAGCCCGCCCGCGTACTTCTCGGGCCCGGCCGCGCGGCCTGCGTCGGTGTGGATGCAAGGGTCACTGGACTGAAAAATCAACGGAGGAACGCCGGTGCTCTTGCTGGGCAGCTCGCCTTTCTCTGCCTCGCTCATGCTGGCCTGGTGCGGCGCCTGGTTTGACACCTGCCCCGTCAGCCTGGGATCTGACGGCTGAAAGCGCACGACAGCGCCACCGCCCACGGTTGGGGCCTGCCCGGCCGGACTGGTGGTGCCCTGCTCGGGCTGGCGAAAGCTCGGCGTGCTGCGCGGCTTTTGCCCCGAGAAGTTTTGGTCGTTCCCGGTGTTGCGGCCACCGGACCCGGCTGCTTTGCCAGACCCTGCGCCGGTCTTGAAGTCGCCGCTGAGTCTCTTGCCCACGGCCTACCCGCCCTTGCGCAGCGGCGAGTTGCCCGGACCCTGCTGCCCACCCCCACCCGGCTGGAGCCCAGGCGACGTGCCCGCTGGCTTGATCAACTGCGTCGCCGGAATGAAGCGCACGGGGATCTCACGGTCCATCGCTTCGCCCTCGGGCCGCTCGCCCGCCGCTGGGTCCCAAAACTCCTGCTCCTGTTTGAGGCTGTCCAACTCACCGTCGCTGCTATTTCGTGGCATCGTCTGCTCCGTTTGTGATGAAGGTTGATTGATCGAGCTCGGCGGGCGAACCGCCCATTTGCTGCACCCAGGACTCCAGTGTAAAACTGCCTTTCTGCACAACCTGAAGCGGCACGTACCCGCCAGGGATCGTAGAGAGAAGCTCTTTGCCCGCTTTGATTTTGTCTGCGTCCGACGTGCGGTCTGAATTCAAAATCTGCCGGAAGGTGCGAATGACCTGGTCCTTCAGCACTTCTTGATCCAGCGGCTTATCGTCTGGCAGCGACGGCGCCCGCACGGCCATCGCCACGGGGTTGCAACGCATCAGGGTCCGGGCGCGAATGGTCAGGTTCTGCGCGCTGCCCTCGTAGCCGGCGCGCTGCATGATCACTGACTCTGGCGAGCAGATGTCCGCGCGCCGCTCGCGCACATAGTTGCGCTCACGGACTGTCAGGCCGTCAGGGCCCTTCTTGTTGTTGTAGGTCGGCTTAACCTTGGTCACGCGCGCACCTATGGCATGCAGATGCGCGCGGCGTCAGCTTTGTAACATCCGCTACTTTTGCTCTTCTGTATTTTTCTTCAACCAATCCAAGAACTTGACTCTGTCAATTCGCGCTGTTCCGAAGTGGTCTGCCAAGCCCGGTACTTCGCCAGACGCCAACAACGTCCTGGCAGTAGGACGCGAAACTCCAAGCACTCGCGCCGCTTCCTCGAATGTGATCCAACGCGCATTCACTTTACAAACCTGTTGCCTTTCACGAACAAATTGAAGCTGCTGCGCACGGCCGTCGCCGTATCCTTCATCTGCTGCAACACCCGCTCTTTGCTCGCGCTGGACGTGGCGAAGCTCACCTTGTTGTCGCCGGGGCGGGAGAGCAGCACTGTGATCTCTACCTCCCCTGGAAGCCAAAACTGCAAATACTGATTGCAGATATTGATGGCGTCCAACTTTAGCTTGTCGTCATTGGGCCTGATTTCTTTGTCGTAGTGAAGCGGCACCATGTCTGTTCGTACTGGATCGTCACTCATCAGCTTTCTCCAAGGCGGTTTCGTGCGTCGTCACCAGTTCCTTGCACACCGTCTTCAGCAACTGGCGGGTCAGGTTCAGCGCTGCCATCACAACGTCAGCGTCGTTGAACCACGCTTCCGTCCGTAGCACAGCGACCGCGTCTCCCACGAGTTTGATCTGCGTCAACTGCTGGCTCAACTTCGAGTTAATTGTCATAGGGCGTCACAATCCTGGTTTCGTCTTGTTCGATCTTGTCAATGATGGCCTTGAGATGCTTTTTCAAGTACGCCTTGTTAACGGTGGCGGCACATACGGCTGAGCCAAACTCGTTGGTGTTGAAGAAAATGAAAATCGCTCCCACGCCTGCGTCACCCAGATGATTGCGTTTTGCTTCCTTGAGCCAGTGCGCTGCGTTGCCCATCAGGTCGGACTTGCTTGCGGCCATCGATCTGCTCCTGTACTCGGTCCAGCTCGCGCGCCAAGGATGCTCGAACCCACAGCGGCGAAATGTAGAAAGGCTTATCCCTCAGACCTTCGAGCTTGGTCTTGAGGCGCATGTGCAGCCGTTCCAGCTGAGTCATGGCTTGAAGGTACCGGGGCCCTGCACATTGTGTCAAGTCGTCTAATAGATACCTAATAAGTTGATCACAAAGTAAATTCAAATCAAAACGTCCAGAAGGGTGGCAAGATCCGTGCCATGGTAGCAGACCCCGGGGTACCCCCCACCTGTAGTGGGGTGTAAAGTTACACGACACAAGCCCTAGTGGGTGTAACTTTACACTACGATCCCTAGTAGGTGTAACTTTACACCCCACTAGGGATCGTGCGCGTAAGCAACGCGCAGTGCGCAAAGCTTTACGCGCGCAGGCCGTTACGCACTACAACCCTTAGTAGTATATAGTTATTATATACTACCACTAATAGCAGCTCGATTTGGCCCCGGGTTCGCATTAGCTACTGCCAACACAGTGCAGCGAAGAGCAGGCGGCAAAGCTCTCGCACTGTGTAAGGCTCGCTGGAACGGTCAAGGGTTATATCAATGCGCGGCCTTGCGCATCCTTGCCCGTCGCTTCCAGTGCCCATGCTTGGCAAGAGACGCCGATGAACGGCTGAG